TACGACACTGGTGCGTCTGACTTGTTTGGTAATTTTGCTTTAATTCCCGGAGAGGGTATTTTGGCAAGAAATGGTATCTATTTGAGCATGAGTAACTTACTTTCTGCGAACATTTACTATGGCTAAGTCACCAGCATGGCAGAGGAAAGAAGGCAAATCCGAGAAGGGCGGCTTGAACGCCAAGGGTCGGGCCTCCGCGAAAGCGCAAGGTATGAACTTGAAACCTCCCCAGCCGGAAGGCGGCTCACGGCGCGACTCCTTTTGTGCAAGGATGAGTGGCATGAAGAAGAAGCTAACCTCTGCCAAGACAGCCAACGATCCAGATTCACGAATCAACAAAGCTCTTAGAGCGTGGAATTGTTAACATGACTCAGCACGACACAGCTAAAACAATTGCAGATGGCGCAGCGGTTTTGACAACTGTTGGCGTTATGGTTACGTGGCTTCCGCCTCTAGCTTCTCTGTTTACGATTATTTATCTTGGCCTCCGCATCTGGGAGTCTGATACTGTTCGTGAAATGACTAAACGCAAGAAGGCAGACAATGCCATCGACGAGTAAGAAGCAACACAATTTCATGGCGGCGGTGGCTAACAACCCATCGTTTGCTAAGAAAGCAGGCGTCCCACAGTCTGTGGGTAAAGAGTTTAACGAGGCCGACAAAGGCCGTAAATTTTCTAAAGGTGGTGACACTATGGCTAAAAAAGATTCTGAATTTGATGATGACGTTGCTACGGTAAAACGTGCTCTGTACAAACAACCCGGCGATGCAACGCTTTACAGTCGTGAACGTGGACTTAGACCCGGTATGGCACGTCGTCGCCTTGATGACCGTGGCGTTGATGTTCGTGCTCTGGCGGCTAATGAGCAAAACCCAGATGATCTTGGTAGTTACAAAAAAGGTGGCAATGTGAAAAAAATGAATATGGGCGGATATGCAGACGGTGGTATGCCTATGAAAGACGGTAAACCCGCTTTTGTTGGTGACGGCAAAGGCAAAATGGCTAAGGGCGGCATGGCTAAAGCAGACATGAAGCAAGACAAAGGCATGATGCAAAAAGCCGTGAACAAACACGAAGGCCGTTTGCACAAAGGCTCTCCTATGACCAAGTTGGCTAAGGGCGGCATGGCTGCATCCAAAATGGGTTCGGTTAAAACTTCTTCTAGCCGTGATGGTATTGCTACTAAAGGTAAAACTAAGGGCACAATGATTACCATGAAAAATGGCGGGAAGTGCTAAGCCATGAAAAAATACGCTGAAGGTGGTATCTATACCGCTGAAATGGGTAAACCCCCAACAGACCCCGAAGGCGTGCCAGCGGCTAAAAAACCTGCGGCTAAAACCCCACTTCCTAAGAAGATTGCGCCCCCAAAGGACTCAGTGTTCCGCGAAGGTATGCCAGTTCCACAAGACAAGGACGGCGCATCTGTGAGTAAGCCTAAAAAGCTAGCTTCTGGTGGCGTTACTCGTGCAGATGGTATTGCCCAGCGTGGTAAAACACGCGGAAAGATGTGCTAGATCATGATGCCAAGCCGTGGTATGGGAGCCATATCCCCAAGCAAAATGCCCGGTGCAAAGAAAAAAGCACGTCGGGATAATACTGACTTCACCCAGTACAAAGAGGGTGGCAAAGTTAACGCTGCTGGCAATTACACCAAACCCGGTTTGCGCAAACGAATTGTGTCGCAGGTAAAGTCCGCAGCAACTCACGGTACAGGCGCAGGTCAGTGGTCAGCCCGTAAAGCACAACTTGTTGCTAAGAAGTACAAAGAAGCTGGTGGGGGGTATAGAGATTGAAAGCCCCTCAAAAATCGCTTAAGGATTGGGGCGACCAGAAATGGCGCACTAAGTCTGGTAAACCGTCAAGTAAGACGGGAGAGCGATATTTGCCTGAAGCGGCTATTAAATCTTTAAGCCCAGCAGAATACGCAGCTACAACCAAAGCCAAACGTGCCGGTAAAGCATCTGGTAAACAGTTTGTAGCGCAACCTAAAACTATTGCAAAGAAAACAGCGGGGTTCAGATAATGGCATCTCTATACGAACAATTAATGGCTTCTAAAGGCGCTCCAAAGGCCGCCGCAGCCACAAACTCTACACAACTACGTAAAGCTCCTGTGAGCCTGCGCTCTGCCATGCGTAAATACGCAGCGGGTGGTGATGTTACTGGCACTGCTCCAGACTACAGCCGTGCGTATGATGCGTTTGGCGGGGCTGGTGTTGTTAATGATTTGCGAAATCAGTTCCTAAGTATGGGGATAGACGAAAATACAATTGGTTCTATCTTGTCAAAATATTACGCACCTGAAACGTCACAACCTACGCCGCAAGCACTGACCCCACCGGAGCCAATTCCTTACAGCCCGGGCGAAGGTGGAAGAGGGATACCTACACCAGACCCACGCCCAGAGCCACGTTATGAAGAGCCATCACGCCCAATAGCTCCTGATCGGGAAACGCCATATATTGCACCGCAACAACCGCAAGGGCCGCGCACCTCTTACCGTCAAGAGGCTGATGGCACATTAACTGAGATAGGTTACGATGGTCAACCTATCTCTGGCTATACGGAACAACAAACGGCAATGGATAGGGCTACAAGAGGTCTTGATCCATCTGAGTATCGTTATGTTTGGAACGGAGAAGGCTATACCAAAGTGCCAAATGGCCCTCAGATTGGGTATAACCCCGAACCAGAAATGCCACGCCCAGACCCACAGCCAAGGTATGAAGAGCCTATTGCGCCGCAAATGCCCTATTATCCTGAAGAGCCAATGCCTGAAACGTACATTGAGCCAGAAGTAAATTACGATGATAGGATGCCTGTACTTCCTCCTGTGTACGATGACTTAATGCCTGTACCTCCTCCTGAGGTTTTCCCACAGTATCCAACAGACCCCGGTTTTTATGAGCGGCCTTTGGATTACTACAACCCATCACCCCCCATGGATTTCCCAACAGACCCCGGTTTTTACCAGCCTCCTGTGTACGATAACCCAGCTATAAAGATAGCAAAAAGTTTACAAGGCGGTGATATTGGAAAGTTATTACAAGACTTAACTTCACGTTCAGGTGGTCAACAAAGTGAGGGCTTAGCCGCATTGATTGCAAAAGCACTCGCTAGCGGAGGCGGAGGCGGTTCGTTAGACGAACAACGCAGACTAATAGAACTTCTTGGTTCAATCAGAGGATAAGCAATGACTACTACCGGCTCAACCCTCTTTAACATGGACTTCACGGAGATCGCTGAAGAGGCGTGGGAGAGGGCTGGCCGTGAGATGCGTTCTGGCTATGACCTGCGCACAGCACGTCGCTCAATGAACCTGATGACTGTTGAGTGGCAGAACAAAGGCATCAACATGTGGACGATGGAGCAGGGGATCATTAACTTGACCCCCGGTTTAGCCACGTATGCACTGCCGACTGACACCATTGACCTTCTAGAACATGTAATCCGTACTGGATCTAACACTGCTTCTACGCAAGCCGACTTAACCATTTCACGCATTAGCGTCTCTACTTATGCAACTATTCCAAACAAGCTTAGCCAAGCTCGCCCAATTCAAGTCTGGATTCAGCGCCTTTCTGGGGAAACTAACCCAACCAATTCGGTCTTGGTGGGCGCGATTACGGCAACAGACACCACGATAACGCTTAACACCATAGTGGGTTTAGCGGGCTCAGGATTTATGCGTATTGATTCAGAAGATATTTACTACACGTACGTATCAGGGAATACCCTAGGTGGTGTGTACCGTGGTCAGAACAACACAACTGCCGCGTCCCATACTGATGGCTCAGCTATTTTTGTACCCCAGCTTCCAGCTGTGACTGTGTGGCCCACACCTGATAACAGCACGCCGTATCAGTTTGTGTACTGGAGACTACGTAGAGTGCAGGATGCTGGCGCTGGTGTTGAGACTGCCGACATGAACTTCCGCTTTTTACCGTGCCTTGTAGCTGGTTTGGCGTATCACATTGCAATCAAAGTACCTGAATTGATGCCCCGCATCCAAATGCTTAAACAGATTTACGACGAGACTTTTGAAATTGCCGCTGGTGAAGACCGTGAGAAAGCTCCGCTTCGCCTTGTTCCTAGGCCAATGTTTATTGGAAGTGGCGGAGGTTACTAATGGGTAATCGGTACGCATCCGGCAAGATAGCGATTGCTGAGTGTGATCGCTGTGGCCAGCAGTTCAAACTAAAACAACTTAAGACTGAGATCATTAAGCAGCGTAAGTATGAGTTGTTGGTTTGCCCTGAGTGCTGGGATCCTGATCAGCCACAGTTGATGTTAGGTACGTTTCCAGTAGACGATCCACAAGCCTTGCGTAACCCACGTAGAGATACAACGTATGTAACTTCTGGTGTTAACTTTAACGGCAACTTGTCAGGTGGTTCACGAGACATTCAGTGGGGTTGGCAACCGGTTGGTGGGTCTAGTTTAAATGATGCAGGATTGACGCCAAACTACTTGGTGGCAACGACATTTGTTGGTACAGTAAGCATATCTTAAGGAGCTTAAAATGGCATTCAGAAAATCAGCCGACGGCATTGCTAAAAAAGGCAAAACCGAAGGTAAAAATTTAGGTGATAGCGGCCCTACCTCTGGCATGATGCACGGCGGTAAAGGCAAAGGTAAAGGTAAAACCAATGCCGATATGAAGACTATGGGTCGTAACTTGGCAAAGATTGCCAATCAGAAACGAGGTTAATCATGGCTACATACAGTAAAAAACTGATGGGTAAAGAAGTTGGCGATGCCAAGGTCTACGCCAAACCACACACGATGTCTGGCAAAGCTGTTAAAGCTTCTGACAACCCCGGCTCTGGCCCTGACCACAGTGATGCAAATACAGTCAATATGTCTGTAGGCAACATCTCTCGCCGCGCACAACCAGCGACTAAAACGTCTGGTATCAAGGTTCGCGGTACAGGCGCAGCTACCAAAGGTTTGATGGCTCGGGGGCCAATGGCTTAAATTATGGCAATGACATACGCCCAACTTGTTGCTGCGGTAGTTGACTATACGCAGAACACGTTTGATACCACAACTATCAACACGCTGATTAAGCAGGCGGAGCAACGCATCTATAACACGGTGCAGATTGCCAACTTGCGTAAGAACGTGACGGGTGTATTGTCAACTGGCAACAAGTACCTTGCTTGTCCAGAAGACTTTCTTTCAACATACAGCCTTGCCATATATCCGTTTAACTCTACAACTGCTACCGGCACGGCTGGCGCAAAAAGTATTGTTGTAACAAGTACAACGGGTATTGCTGTAGGTCAACAGGTTACAGGCACAAACATTGGCACTAACGCTATTGTTCGCAGCATTAGTGGGACAACAATTACTTTAACTGTAGCTAATAGCGGTACAGTCAATACTACGGTCACTTTCCAAGGTGACTATCTGTACCTTCTAAACAAAGATGTGAACTTTGTCCGCGAGGCGTATCCTTTGAGTGCGCAGCAGTCTGAGCCTAAACACTACGCTATCTTTGGCCCACAGTCAGCTAACGTCAATGAGTTGTCGTTCATTCTTGGCCCTACACCAAATGCCAACTACTACGCAGAACTGCATTATTACTACTATCCAGAATCTATTGTTACCGCATTGACCACATGGCTGGGTGATAACTTTGACTCTGCATTACTGTATGGCACTCTGTCTGAAGCAGGAACATACATGAAGAGCGCACCGGAAGACGGTATGTACAAGACGTATCAAGAACGGTATGTTCAAGCTATGGCGCTTCTCAAGAACTTGGGTGATGGTAAACAACGTGCTGACGCTTATCGTGATGGTCAGATTAGGGTTGCAGTCTCATGAGCAGCATTCTTCAAACTCAAACAACTAGCTTTAAAACAGAGCTATACACAGGCGTTCACAACTTAGCTACCAATACGCTTTATATTGCTTTGTATACGGCTAGCGCTGATTTGAACGAAGCTACCACTGTATATTCTTCTGTAAACGAAGTAAGCGGTGGCGGGTATCCTCCCGGCGGAGTACTTTTGACTGGCGTAACCATTAGCTCCTCTGGGTATACGGCTTTTGTAGACTTTGCCGATGTGGTGTTTAACGCATCTGTGACGGCTCGTTGTGCTTTGATTTACAACGTTACTCAGGGTAATAAATCTATTGCTGTGTTGGACTTTGGGTCTGACAAAACATCTACCAATTTCACCATCACAATGCCTGCTAACACAGCAACAGCAGCATTGATTCGTTCTTCCAATTAAGGAGTCTTACATGAGCTTGGACAAAATGACCGCTACAGATCAAATAGCAGCAATCACAAAATACAACACCATGCCTACTGATGAGATGGCTATTCATGGTACATACCACGCTGTTTGCTACAGCATTGATGGTTTTGTCAAATGGGAAGAACCTATTCAGAACTTGGTAACGACTGTTGGTAAGAACTTGACCTTGGATACCATCCTCGGTAACTCAGCCGCTGGCGCAGTTGTAATGGGCTTAAAGGGCGCTGGTACAGCCGTAGCCGCTGACACACAAGCCTCTCATGCAAGCTGGTTAGAAGTAGGCGGCACTAACGCTCCTGCATATTCTGGTAGCCGTCCTACACCTTCATTTAGTTCAGCCGCCGCCGCAAGCAAAGCTACGTCTTCTGCCGTGTCATTCTCTATGACCAGCACTGGAACTGTGGCGGGCTGCTTTATCAACATTGGCGGTAGTGCAACTAAAGATTCAACCACTGGCACATTGTTCTCTGCTGGTGATTTCTCTAGTTCTAAGGCTGTGGTTAATGGTGACACGATTGCGGTAACGTACACATTAACACTGACTTGATATGGCGTTAGCTTGGGGTGACGGCACATGGGGTGAGAACGCATGGGGCGGGGGAGAAACTTTCCCTGTCAGCGTTACAGAAACCGCCCTGATTGCCGACTCTCCAGCCGCTGGGTTATTAATTGATGTAAGCATTACGGAGTCGTTGACCGGTGGTACGTCTTGGGGTCAAGACGCTTGGGGTGCTGATTCGTGGGGTGGTACAGCGGGCATTCAGGATATTCAGACTGTAGCTCTGACGATGAATGTGGCGGTAGATGAATCTGCGGCTATTGCTGAAGTTCAGTCGGTTGTTGCTGGTTTTGTAGCGTCTATAACTGAGACTATGGCTATTGCTGAAGATAACGCAGCAATAACTAGCTACAACGTCAGTGTGACGGATAGCCAGACCATTACGGATGATGAGGCGGCGCAGACAAGTTATAACGAGAGCGTAGCGGATTCAGTTGGGATTGTGAGTGTAGAAGAGGCGGTTGCTACATTCTTGGGTGATATATCGGAGTCGATTGCAATAGCAGAAGCGCAGGTGGCTGTGCTGATTATGGCCATCAATGAGTCGATGGGTATTGCAGAGGGAACGACTGTAGGAACGTATTACCAAGAATTTTTAACTGAGTCTGCGGCAATCACGGATATAAATGGTGGTGGTGCAAACTACCAAGTTAGTCAGACGGAAACAATGGCTATTACGGAAATAAACGGTGGGCGATATTTGTGGGAAATTATTGATGACACAGAGGTCGCAAACTGGCAAAATATCAGCAATCCGCAAACACCGGGCTGGGGTGCTGTTGATACAACGGAATCGCCCGGTTGGACAGTAATTTCTACTCAGTAGGAGAATTAAATGGCAAATACATCGCTAATTGGACTAACCCTCCCAGTACAAGGAACTCTATCCGGTAGCTGGGGTAATACGGTTAACAATGCGATCTCCCAGATTGTGGACGTTGCCGTTGCTGGCACACAGACAATTACGGTTGATACAGACATTAACTTGGCGGTTACAGTCGGTACTGATGCAAGTACAGGACTAACGGCTAATAGCTCTCAGTACGCAGTTCTCCTGTGTACGGGCGCACGTACAGCACTGCGCTTTATCAATACTCCCAAGCAAAGCAAAATCTACGTTGTTATTAACGATACGACAGGCGGCTTTGCGGTAACGGTTCGTGGTGGCCCTACATCTCCTACAACGGGTGTAACTGTACCAGCGGGTGGCCGAGCAATCATTGCTTGGGATGGTGGTCTTGCTACGCCTGACTTTGTAAGCGTTGGAGGTGGCTCTGCTGCTGGCTCTAACACGCAGATTCAGTTTAACAACGCTGGTGCTTTTGGTGCTGCTGCTGGTTTGACATGGGACGGCACAACGCTGACGGCCAATGACATCATTGACTCTTCATTGACTGCTAGCAAACCTGTATTTACAAACGGCAGTAAGAACTTGGTGTCTACTGGAACTCTTGGTGTTGACCAAGGCGGTACAGGTCTTTCTACTACAACTGCGTATAGCGTGGTGTTCTCAGGCACTACAAGTACCGGCGCATTTCAGGCATCGGCTGGCCCCGGTACAGCGACACACGTTTTGACAAGTAATGGCGCAGGTGCATTACCTACTTTCCAAGCACCCGCAGCTTCTGGCGTATCGCAAGCCAGAGCAACAATGATCTCCTTTATCTTTGGCTTCTAAGGAACTAACATGGCAAATCCTAATCTCTTAGCCGCGACCACAGCTTCCGGCACAACCTCTTACCTAACACCCGGCGGAACCACTGCACTTGTGTTAATTAGAAATGCTGCTTCTAGTAATCAGGTTTTAAAAATTAACCAGATTGTTGCGGCTAACGTAAATGGTTCTGCGGCTGTGGATACCACTGTATCTATCTACACTAACGGCGGTGTTGCCCCCGGTTCCGCACCTTCAGGTGGAACGGCTTACCCAGTTGTGTCTACAGTGTCTGTCCCTGCCGATGCTTCGTTAATCGTGACTGATAAAACTACGGCTATCTATTTGATGGAAGACCAGTCAATTGCGGTAACTTCTGGCACAGCCAGCGGCATTACCTACACAGTCAGCTACGAAATTATTAGCTAAACGGGGAGCAGTTCATGTCCAATCGCTACAAAGGCGCGATCATTTCCGCAACGCCGCCTACGACTACAGGTGGTGAATCAGGCACTGCGTCTGGCGCATGGACATTAGAACAACAGATGCAGTTGCAAGCGGCTGGACTGTGGCCTAGCCCTCCACCCCCACCTCCTATTGAAGAGTTGTTTTCAACGTATTTGTATACGGGTAATGCTTCTACACAGACCATAACCAACAACATTAACTTGTCTGGTAAAGGTGGATTGGTTTGGACAAAAAGCAGCACTAATCCTTATAGCAATGCTTTGTATGACACTGCTAGAGGTGTTAATAATCGACTTTTTAGCAATTCAACAGCGGCGGTAAATACTACGTCAGATACATTAACTGCATTTAATACTAATGGTTTTACATTAGGTGCTAATGATGGTGGAAACTTTGGTTCGGGTTCAAATGCAGTCTCATGGACATTCCGCAAACAGCCTAAGTTCTTTGATGTTGTGACGTATACGGGGACGGGTTCTAACACAACAATTGCCCATTCACTAGGCTCAGTGCCGGGAAGTATTATTGTCAAGCGCACAGATACAACCGCTGATTGGGCTGTTTACCACCGCAGCCTTGCCAATACGCAATATCTTGTTTTAAACAGCACAGCGGCGGCGGCAACAGGTGCAACATGGTGGAACAGCACAACACCCACATCCTCAGTTTTTAGCGTAGGCACTGACGCAAGCGTTAACGCATCAGGCGGCACATATGTGGCTTATATCTTCGCCCATGACGCAGGGGGCTTTGGCTCAACTGGTACAGAAAATGTAATTTCGTGTGGGTCTTATGCGGGCAGTGCGTCATCTATAGAAATAAATTTAGGCTATGAACCACAATGGGTTTTAATTAAACGCTCAAGTGATGCAGGGAATTGGGTTTTATTGGACACCATGAGGGCCATGTCAAATACCTCTGCTGAAATGCTTTTCCCAAATTTAAGCAATGCTTCAGACCCAAAAGCATATGCAATGGTTATACCAACAGTCACTGGTTTTACAGTTACTACAAACAATGCACAAGTAAATGAGATTGGTTATGACTTCATTTACATGGCTATCCGCCGTGGGCCTATGAACCCCCCAACTGTTGGAACACAAGTTTATAATGCTGTGTTAAGAACTGGGACTGAAATTGCCGCAAATGTAACTGGAGTAGGATTTCCTCCAGACTTGGTTATTGTAGAACAGCGTATTGATCCAAAAGGGGCTTTTGTTGATAGGTTACGTGGAACTTCTAAAGTACTACAGTCTTACGAGTATGCGGGTGAATCAACAGATACTGCTGGCGTTACAAGTTTTATTATGGACGGAATGGTGGTAGGTAGTGGTTTTTTAGCTAACCGCAATACAAGAACATACGTCTACTGGTTTTTCCGCCGCTATCCATCTGTGTTTGACCAAGTTTGCTACACAGGGACTGGCAGCGCTAGAACTGTGGCGCATGGTTTGACGGTAGTGCCTGAGTTAATGATTATTAAGGATAGAGGTGCAGGAACCAATGATTGGGCTGTTTATTCTGGGGTAAATACTAAAGCACTTGTCTTAAGCGAAGTTGCTGCATATGCAACTAATCCTGCGTATTGGAATGACACTTCTCCAACAGCATCAGTTTTTACAGTCGCAGGAAGCGGAAGTGTAAACGAAAATGCCAGATCATATGTTGCTTACCTATTTGCAACTCTTGCTGGTATTTCTAAAGTAGGCACATACACAGGTACAGCGGCACTTCAAACCGTCAACTGTGGTTTTACAACTAGTGCTCGTTGGGTAATGATTAAACGCACAGACAGTACAGGCAGTTGGTACGTCTGGGACTCCGCCCGTGGAATGTCAGCAGGAAATGACCCTTACTTACTTTTTAACGCCAACGTTGGTGAAGTCACTGGCACAAATTACGTAGACACAGACACCACGGGTTTTAAAATAACCGCCGCCGCACCAGCCGAAATTAACGCCAGCGGCGGGTCTTACATCTTCTTAGCATTTGCTTAAGGACAGAACATGAGTACAAAGTACACCGGCGGTTTCATCACAAAATCCCCAGTAGCGCCAACATCATCGGCGGCTTCTGGTATCTGGACGCTTGACCAACAACAGCAAGCTCAGAAAGCCGGTACTTGGCCCAGCCCCCCTATATTCATTGAGGATTTGTTCTCAACGTATTTGTATACAGGCAATTCCTCTACACAAACCATTACAAACAACATTGATTTGTCCACTAAAGGTGGATTGACTTGGATTAAATCACGTTCCGATACAACAAGTCATTTTTTGTTTGACACCATTCGGGGCGCTTTAAATGAAATAAACAGTAACAATACTCAAGCACAAGCGTCTCTTGCCGACAGTTTAACGGCTTTTAACACCAATGGTTTTTCTTTGGGAAATAGTGGGCAAACTAATTTTACTGGAGAAACTTACGCCTCATGGACATTCCGAGAGCAACCAAAGTTTTTTGATGTTGTAACTTGGACTGGAAATGGTACTGGCGATAGAGAAATATCCCACAATTTGGGCGTAGCTCCCGGTTGCATAATTTTTAAAAGCACCTCTAACGCAGGTACAAATTGGTTTGTTTACCATAGAGCTTTGTCAACACCTGACTATCGTTATATGTATTTACAAGATACAGCCGCCGCTCTTACATCAGGCGACAATTTGTGGAATGTAACATCTACAACTTTTCGTGCATCTAGCACACTTGATGCAAACAACAATGGCTTTACCTACGTAGCCTACCTATTTGCCCATGACGCAGGGGGCTTCCCTGTTTCTGGCGGTGGATCAACCAATGGTATTTCGTGTGGGTCGTTTACTACTGATGGATCTGGTAATGCTACTGTTACTCTTGGGTACGAACCACAATGGGTTTTAAACAAAACTTCATCTAGCGCAGACAACTGGACTATTGCAGATAATATGCGAGGGTTTTCAGTAACTAATGAGCAAAGACTTTACGCAAACCTGTCTAATGCAGAAGCCGCTGCAACTACTTTTAGACCAACTGCCACAGGTTATACAGTAAATAGTGGAGAAGTTTCAAAAACATACATCTACATAGCCATCCGCCGTGGCCCAATGAAGACCCCAACTGTGGGGACGAGTGTCTATAACGCTATTGCTCGGGCTGGAACAGGGGCAGTAGCTACGGTGACAGGTGTTGGATTCCCACCTGATTTGTTAATTTCAAAAATTCGTACTTCAACTGTAGGGGCAAACTGGTCGGATAGGTTGCGTGGTTCCACTGCAAACTTAATCTCTAGTTCAGATGGCGCAGAAGCAATTTCTGCAAATCGAGTAACTGCACTTGGGCAAGACGGTTTCTCGCTTGGCACAGCAAGTGAAGTTAATGCCAGTGGGTTTGACTACATTAACTGGAACTTTAGACGTGCGCCATCGTTTTTTGATGAGGTTTGCGATACGGGGACAGGATCAACGCACACAATTGCTCATAATTTAGGAGTTGTACCTGAGTTTATGATTCGTAAAAGTAGATCGCAAAGCTCAACAGCTTGGTATTGCTACGTTGCTAGTGAGGGCGCTTCACGCAGGGGGTTTCTAAACCAAGATTTTGCTTGGGGTGGCCCAGACAATTCCATTTGGGGTGGGACAACGCCAACAAGCACTGTGTTCACCGTGGGAGCCGATGGCAGTATAAACAACAACGCATCTACCTACGTCACTTACCTCTTTGCCACTTGTGCGGGCGTTTCTAAAGTTGGAACATACACCGGCACAGGCGCACTTCAAACTGTCAACTGCGGGTTTACTTCAGGCGCTAGGTTTGTTTTGATTAAGCGCACAGATAGCACAGGCGACTGGTACGTCTACGACAGCGCACGGGGTATTACATCCGGTAACGACCCATATTTGTTGTTAAACAGTACAGCCGCTGAAGTCACAGGCACAAACTACGTTGACACCGACACAACTGGGTTTAAAGTAACCGCCGCCGCACCCGCAGGTTTAAACGCCAATGGCGGAACCTATATCTTTCTTGCCATCGCTTAAAAGGAGCACATCATGGAAATTCGTTTACGTTCAACAGGTGAAGTTATGTATGAGAGTGAGTTCCGTACTCGCTTCGCTCAGAACTTGCCCCCCCGCCCAGTAACACAAGAGTGGCTTGACAGCTACATTAGCGACCCCGCTGGTGACATTGTGTTTGAAGGCCCACAGGCTACAGGCGGTACGGTATATCAGTACAGCCAACGCTCTGGCGTAGAACAGCTTGACGGCAAGTGGTACACAAAGTACATACTTGGCCCAGTGTTTACAGACCGCGCCGCATCAGAAGGCCAGCCTGCCCAGACAGCCGCCGAGCAGGAAACTGCATACAAGGCAATGAAGGACGCAGAGCAAGCCGCTAATGTACGCAGATCACGTACAGAAAAGCTGAAAGACTGCGACTGGACACAGATTGCCGACAGCACTGCGGATAAAACTGCATGGGCTACATACCGCCAGCAACTCCGTGACATCACCGGTCAGGCAGGTTTCCCTTGGACAATCACATGGCCTAAAGACCCTAACTGGGTTGAGCCTGCCTAATCATGTGGGACTGGGCTGAAGCATTCATTGCGGCGGCCTGTATAGTGGCCTTCGTCATCTATGGCACTTACATAATTGCATGGAGTATGGTGTGATAAATGCGTTGGCTCATACTGTTACTGCTGTTGGGGCTAGTTGGAGCCGTAGCCAAGAATGGCTGTCACGTGCGCGAGTTCTATGGGATAGGCCACACCATCCACAACCCTACAGAACGCCATCTTCAAATGGTGCTGTGGTTAAAGAACAATGCGCCTTATTGCAAATCCGAAGACTACGTGGTCATTTGGAACAACTTGCCTTCATGGGCTGGGACTGCAGACAGCGCAGAGCTGCGCTTGAGAGTTATTCAGGGCTTGAGAGATGCAGATGAGCGAGAGAAAAAATGAAGGTCAGTTACGACAAGTGGTATCCAGTCGTTCAACCTACCGCGACCACGCAGACAGATGTTTTTGCCAAGCGGGTGGAAAGGCTAGACGCTGAACGTGCTTTAAACACACAAATAGCGCAACAGGTAAAGAAGTTCCACCAGTACGAGTATGAGATTTATGAATACAGGATGCGGCAGGTAACCATAAACATTGACATCAACAACTTGAAACGCGAGATTGACAAACTTGTATGACCAAGAAACCGATACCCAGACCAGTCAGGAAGCCACAGCTGGAGACAAAAGAAAAGCTGACGCTGTGGGTCACCCTCATGGTAAGCACAACCCTGTGTATCTCCGTATTGGCTATGGTAATTGCTTTTATGTTGGGTTTGTGGGCCAAGGAAGTGGACAACGCAGAAATATTCAAAATGATTTCACCCGCTTTTTCTACTCTTATCGGCGGCATGATTGGGTTCCTGTCTGGTATCAAACTTATGCAAAACGATGACAAAAAGGACTCTAAATGCTAACGCTTCTCTCAACCCTAATCTCGTTCCTAATGGGCGGCTTGCCTAAGTTGTTGGATTTTTTCCAAGACCGTGCCGACAAGCTGCATGAATTAAACCTTGCTCGGCTACAGATTGAGCGTGAGTTAGAACTGCGTAAAGCTGGCTTTGAAGCGCAGGAGCGCATTGAGCATATCCGGTCAGAACAGTTGGCAACCGAGAGCGCAGCTAACACCCAGCAAGTCCTGATTGGGGCACAGCAAGCTGAAATGCAGGCCATCTACGCCCATGATGAAAGTTTAAACGAAGGCACAAGCCAGTGGATGAAGAACCTGAGAGCCAGCGTTCGCCCTGTCATTACCTATGGTTTCTTCTTTCTGCTGTTGTTTGTGGATGTTGGTTTGTTTGCCTACGGCTGGCACAGTGGCGCTACGTTCGTAGAGTTAGCCGAGATGCTTTGGGACTCTGACACCCAAGCTTTGTTTGCTTCAATCATTGCTTTCCACTTTGGTGGTCGGGCGTTTGGTAAATGAACATCTCAGAGAAATGCCTGCACATGATCCGCCACCATGAGGGGGTCAGGCAAAACCCGTATAAATGTCCAGCAAAGTTGTGGACGGTGGGGGTCGGGCACGTTATGTTTCCAGAGCAGGGTAAGCTTAAGATAGACCAGCGGGATGCCTTTGTGCCACCGCCAGAGGCTATGCGTAAACACAGCATGGAGGAAGTTAATGAAATACTTAAGGCCGATCTTGCTAGGTTTGAGCGAGGCGTGGCTACCTATTGTCCTGTTCCTCTTACTCAAGGACAGTTTGACGCACTTGTATCGTTTTCATTCAATGTTGGGCTAGGCACACTCCAGCGGTCAACCATGCGTCAAAAGGTGATTCGTGGTGATATGGCGGGGGCCGCAGAAGAACTCTTGAAGTATTGCATGGCGGGGGGTAAAATTCTCAAAGGGCTACAGAAACGTCGTATTGACGAACGAGCACTGTTTTTATCCTAGGACTACCGATGGCGCTTAAAAAACTTGCAATGAAGCCGGGGGTTAACCGGGAGAATACCCGTTACATGAACGAGAACGGTTGGTATGAGTCCGACAAAGTGCGGTTCCGTCAAGGTACGCCTGAAAAGATTGGTGGCTGGGCACGTATATCTGCGTCTACATTCCAAGGTCTGTGCCGTTCTTTGTGGAACTGGATCACGCTAGACAACTTAAACCTAATTGGTGTAGGCACTAACTTAAAGTTTTACCTTGAACTAGGTGGTGAGTACAACGACATTACGCCTATTCGGGCGGGAGCTATCCTAAATAACCCGTTTGCCACAACTAACCTGCTTACTTTAGTTACTGTCACAGATGCATCCCACGGTGCAATTACAGGTGACTTTGTAACGTTCAGTAACGTAGCGCCCGTAGGTGGCCTTGATTTAAACGGTGAGTTTTCTATTACCTATGTTGATGCCAATACCTACACTATTACAGCTCCTAGCGCAGCTACTTCAACTGTGGCGGCTGGCGGTGGTTCAACTGTTAATGCGATCTACCAAATCAACGTAGGCGATCCATACGAAATTCCGCTGGCGGGCTGGGGTGCGGGTACATGGGGCGCAGGAACTTGGGGCTTTGGCGGTACGTCTACCTCTGCCCTGCGTCTATGGAGCCAGAACAACTTTGGTGAAGACTTGGTTTATGGTTTCCGTGGTGGCCCAATCTATTACTGGGATGCTGGTTATGGCGTAAACCCTGCTTTAGCTTCAATTACCATAGCCTCTCCTGCGGTGGTTACTGCCGCTTATAGTTTGCCAAATGGCTCTCCAGTCATCTTTACAAACAGTGGGTATCCCGCTGCGCTACCTACAGGGCTGTCTCCCGGAACAATCTACTATGTTATTAACGCTAGTGGTAATACGTTTAACTTAGCGGCTACTGTTGGCGGCGCGGCAATTACCACAACAGGAACGCAGTCTGGCGATCATTACATCATGCCTAACGGTGTAAACATCACAAGTTTGTCGGGCGCATCAGACTGCCCAATCATTCAAAACTTTGTTTTTGTATCTGATGTAAGTCGCTTTGTGTTTGCTTTTGGCTGTAATGATTACGCTTCTACAGTACAAAACCCCATGTTAATTCGCTGGTCGGATCAGGAGTCCGTGGTTAACTGGACACCATCTGCAACCAATCAGGCTGGTAGTGTTACGTTATCCCACGGCTCAAGCATTATTACCGCAATTCAAACCCGCCAAGAGATTTTGGTGTGGACTGATTCTGCTATCTATTCTCTTCAATACATTGGTCAGCCTGTGGTTTGGTCTAGTCAGTTAATGGGAGACAACATATCTATCCTCGGTCAAAACGCAGCAGCACAAGCTTCTGGCGTGGTGTACTGGATGGGTGTGGATAAGTTTTATCTGTACGACGGACGTTTGCAGACTTTGCCATGTGATCTTCGCCGGTACATCTATCAGGACATTAACCTCCAACAGAACCAGCAAGTGTTTGCCGGTACAAACGAAGGCTTTAATGAGGTCTGGTGGTTCTACTGCGCGGCTGGTAGTTTGGTTGCTAATCGTTATGTGGTCTACAACTACCTTGAAAAAATCTGGTACTACGGCACGATGGAGCGAACAGCTTGGCTAGACTCTGGCCTAAGAGACTTCCCTATTGCCGCTACGTACAACTACAACTTAGTTGATCAAGAGTACGGCTTAGACAATAACGAAACAGGTACGCCTCTAGGTATTGAGGCTTACATCTCATCCACAGAATTTGACATTGATGATGGCGACAGATTTGGTTTTGTTTGGAGAATGTTGCCTGACTTGACTTTCTCAGGGTCAGATGCTTCACCAACTCCGCAAGTTACGTATACTTTATATCCCATGCAGAACTCAGGCTCTGGCACAGGCACAGCGGTAAATAAAGATGTAGACAAGTTAACCGGTGCTCAGTACACAGTAACTGAAGGCTTTACAGGGCAGATCAATACCCGCGTGCGGGGCAGGCAGTTAATCTTAAAGGTTAGCTCGGATAACCTTGGAACAACATGGCAGTTGGGTGCAACTCGTATTGACATTAGACCGGATGGCAGACGATGAGCTACATCATTACATCTGAGTTTGAACTCAATAAAGTAGCCGCACCTAACTTGCCGCTTCCTCCAGAGGATTACAACCGTGTGTATTTTGACCAGATGCTTAACATTTTGCGTCTGTACTTCAACAGGCTTGATGCTCTGACGGGGCAGTTAAATACTTCCTCTGGCGGGGCAGGCATACGATTGCCGTATGGAGCTTTTTCCAGCGATCAGGATCAAACAACAACAGCTAATACAGCTACGTTGATGACGCTGAACACCACAGACTTTACCAACGGCGTCACTATTGCAACTTCTAAAATTACGGTAGCAACTGCCGGTATTTACAACTTGCAGTTCAGTACGCAGTTTGCAAACACAAACAGTAACGTCCAAGATGTCTATATTTGGTTAAAACAAGGCGGTGTAGATATTCCGGGGTCAACTGGTTTTGTATCTATTCCGGGAAGTCACGGAGGTACGGATGGGCACTCAATTGTTGGCTGGAACTATTTTTTAAGCATGACAGCAAACGACTACGTTGAGATTTATTGGTCTGTGCCTAATGTTGCTGTGACTATTCAACACCTTGCCGCTTCCGGCACACCCACTAAGCCGTCTACGCAGTCGGTGGTGGCTACAATGACATTTGTTTCGGCATTAGCTTAAGGTTTAGACATGTCAGTCAGAGACTCTTATAGAACGGTTTACGAGCCAGAAGATGACGTTACGGATTATTACGCCCAGCAATTTGGGCCAGATACTCCCGCCGCCGCTCCCCCTCCTCCTCCCCCTGAAAGTACCTCTAATTACGAAAGTATTTATGACCTTTTTGGCGGAAAAGATGCTACCAATGATTTAATTGCGCAGATTAGAGGTATGGGGTTATCTGATAGCGATATTGCTGGCATCTTTGCCCCGTATCAAAAAACAGCTACTACAGAAACAGCCACCGTTCAAGCTCCTGCCGCCGTTCAAGCCCCCGCCGCTGTTGAAACCCCCGCTGTTCAAGCCCCCGCCGCTGTTGAAACTCCTGCCGCTGTTGAAACTCCCGCCGCAAAAACTACTGACATAGTAGACGACTACATTGCGTCTATCCCTGAGTCTGATATGACGGTTGAGGATTTGTACACAACCATTCTTGGTCGTCCATCAGATGCAGGTGGTAAGGCATTCTGGGAAAACGCATTTGGGCCTACTGTAGATGAGTCGGAAAAAGCTGACTTTTTGCAAGCAGCTAAAGCAGAACTCGCCACTAAAACTAAAGAAGAACAAACAGCGTTGGCTCCTAATCTTGTAGGTACAACACAAACAACTGCGGACACAACCCAAGTTGCAGCAGTTGAGCCTGAAATAGTTTTAACTCCTGAACAAATAAAAGAAATAGAAGAAGGATTAAAAGATATAGATTTTCTTGGACTTAAGCCAGCGAACCAAGGTTTGGGTGGCCCGCTTCTTACAGTTGCTCCACCAGAAGTGCAAAATGCGGTTGATTTAAAGAACGGTACATATCTAACTACTACTGGCACAATCGTTGATGTGTCAGGTAACGTGCTTGCGGATACCGGGTCTGCCGCTACTACCACATTGACCCAACAAATTCTTGGGCAAAACTTGACGGATAAATGGCAGGGTCAGGGATGGGGGACGGCGCAAGCTAATGCTTCTGACATGGCAAGAATTTTGGCCAGTATTGACATTACGGACATCAAACAATTTGGTGAAGTTCCTCTTTTAGCGCCTGTTGAAGAAATTGGTAAAACGTATAACGGAAACCAAGTTGTCAAAATTGACCTTGGCGATGGCGAAATTAGAAATGCGGTATATCAAGGGACTGGTCAATTTGACGATAATGGCGAAATTGGTAGATATGTACCAGTGCCTAAAGATGCAAAAATTGAAACGCTTTACGGGGTATCTAATGGTGAAAGCTACGATGCCGTTGATCCATCAAAAGTAAAAATAATAGATGGCAAACCTGTAGTTGACACAGGGCAAAAAACATTTGGCAATAAAGTGACGGGCGAAGCTGTTCCTAATACATACAGTGAACGTCAAACTGGAAACGCTTGGGGTGGAACATTTGCTGGTAAAGGTAACACAGGTTATCGAGTTCAGTTTGCCCCTGATGGAACGCCAATCTTTTACACAACAGCTGCATCCTCAAATGATTTAGCTAATCTTATGCAAGACCTTGGCCCGATTGGTCAAATTGGTTTGGCCATTGCTACGGGTGGTTTGTCTATACCTCAACAGATTGCGGCTAATTTAGCTGTAAACGTTTTAAGCGGTAAAGACCTTGGTGATTCAATTAAAAGCGCTGCAATTAGTTTTGCTGGCGCTCAAATCCCTGGTATGGATTTCATGTCAGATGGCGCTTCGTTTATTAAAGACCTTGGGCTGTCAACAGAACTTACAAACACGCTAACTAACTCTTTCCAAAACGCTGCGGTTTCTGCTGGCACTGCGCTGCTTAGTGGCCAAGATGTTGGCGAAGCCATGACTAGAGGTTTTGTTACCGGTGGTGTTAACGGTGCTGTTAATTCGCTCTTAGGTAATATTGAAGGGTTTGGCGACCTAACCGCTAACCAAAAGAAGATGGTTACCAATGCCGTAACAGGCGTGATTTCAGGTAAACCACTGGATCAGATTGTTATCAATACCGCTATCTCTGCGGCCAATTCAGCTATTGCCGACGCTAAAGGCACAACTGGAAACCTAGATACAAACACAGAAGACACGCTAACTAAAGCTGGGTTAGTAGACGGCAATGCCGCAACGGACACCGACACTCTTACCTCACTCCTTGCCAATAAAGATGTTGTTTCGTCTATTGGTAGCGACGCAGTCACAACCCCAGATACTTTAAACCTTGGCGGTGCGGATACGCTTGCAGCAACTCTTCCAGACGCTAGTACGCTTATTGATACTGAGTTTGGTGACCTAAAAGGCGCGCAAGATAGAAACGCCGCAGACAACCAACTGCGGGATACAATTAAAACCAGCAGTAGCTTTAATGATGCGTATGCACTGGCACGTAAAGAACTCGGTGCAAATAAAACATTTGATTGGTTAAACCCCAAGACAGGCAAGGTAGAAAGCTTTAGCACCGCTACAAAAGAAGAGCGTCCAGATTTAAACATTACTGCCGCTGACAAAGCAATTGACGCTCTAAACGCATCTAACTTATCTACAACAACCAACGCATCCAGTACAGTTGCAGCACAAGGCGATACGGCTGCTAGAACACTTGCCACTGCGCCGGATCAAAACCCTGCGGAAACTAGACGTCTATCAGCGCTTAATAACTCTTTGGTATTGGGTAATGCTCCTGACCAATCGGCAGCGGAAACAGCAAAACTAGCTGCGCAGAACAGAACTGCCAAACTGTCGGCTGAAGAGTCTGATAGCGTTATTACATCGGTATTTAAAAACGTAACGGGTACATTATCCGCAGCCGCAGGTGAACAAGCATCCGCACTTGAGGGCGCACTTAAGGCTAGTGGGGCTATTGGCAAAAACAGCCTACTTGCGGGTATGGCAAACGGTTTGACTTCTTACGGAGCAAATAATGTTAGTACCAAAGCTCAAGAGCAAGAACAAGGGTTTGTAACTGAGATTGCTAAAGCTGGTAACACTGGCAACTGGAGGGAGGATGCTGTTGCTAAAATAAAAGTCCTACCTTCAGCCATTATTAACAACCCAATTGGTTTTGGTTACGCTGTAGTTAAAGAAGGTATCCAAGAAGTTATTCCAATTTTGACTGGCGTTACTGCGGCTAAGTGGGGCGGTAAATTTATAGGCTTTGCTGCCGACGCTATTGTTAACGGAGTTGAAGCTGGCGGCGCAGGGTACAACGGCACTGTGGCAAAAGCCGAAAAAGCCGGTATGAGTGAAGCAAATGCACATGCTGCGGGTCAAAAAGCGTTTGTTGCTTCCGCTACTGTAGCTGCTGTGCTTGGCCCTATTGTTGATGCTCCGTTTATTAAACGGGCCGCAGGTGACGTAGTTGAAAAAACAACTCTTAGTACAGTAGGTAAATCAGCGGCTAAAGAAATGCCGCTAGAGTATGTAGAAGAAGGCTCGGCTCAAGGTTTTGAAGACTATTTTGCTACCGGCAAGGTCAACGTAAATAACATTTTGACGGGTGCAACCGCTGGCGCTGCTGTTGCTGGACATACTGTAGCTTCTATTCAGTTGGGCGAAATGGCGCTGAGTAAGGTAGAACAAGCGGCTTCTTCTGAAATACTTACTTCCGTAGCTGGCGATAAAGCCGGTGAGTTGCAGACTCAAGTTGCAAGCACTCTTGCAAATACTAAAAACTTGTCAGACGCCGGTACGCAGATTGCAACTACGATGCAAGACGCAGGCATGAACGTTAACCAAGCTCAGTCGGTTGCCAATACTGTTGTGGCCGAGGCGGTTGTTCATAACCTTACAAAGACTAGCGGCGCAGATACTAAGTTTAGTGTTGATAATTTAAACGCGCCTGTTGGCTTTGATACAGACGGCAATGCAGTCACAGTCGGTGATGTGCTTGGTTCTAGCGTAACGGGTAAAGGCACGGACTTTAAAGTCCAACCAGATGTAGTTATTGGAACTGCGGGTGATGGTAAACCCTTAACAATTGGTGAGTTGACTGGTTTAAAGGCTAAAGATACCCCTATCACAACCGATGCAAAAGCAACTGCGGCTGCGGTGGACGCCAAATCAGATGTCGTTGCTGCCTTAGAAACTGCGGGGCTGTCTGAGACTAAAGCCGACACAGCTATTACAGCCGATCAAGCGCAACAAGTTATGGCTGATCTTGGGCTTAATGTTTCGAATGAGACGGCGCAATCGTTGGCAACTAAGATTGAAGGCGCTAGTAAAACGGATGTTGTTACTGCTCTGGAAACTGCGGGGTTGTCTGAAACTAAAGCCGACGCTCTTGCAGATGTACTCTCAACTACCAAACCTGCTGTAGATACCAAGTCTGACGCAGACACCAAGCTAGACACTAAGCAGGACGTAGACACTAAACCAGACACCAAGCTAGACACTAAGCAGGACGTAGACACTAAACCAGACGCTAAGCTAGACACTAAGCAGGACGTAGACACTAAACCAGACGCTAAGCTAGACACTAAGCAGGACGTAGACACTAAACCAGACGCTAAGCTAGACACTAAGCAGGACGTAGACACTAAACCAGACGCTA